ATAAGAGGTCCCACTCCGTAGAGGTGGGACAGGGTCGCCGCACTGCACACTACTCGACTTAGCCTTGTTATCGAGTCAGATCAGCGCGTTACGGGTGAGTTGCGTTGTTTAGGCAGATCACCAGCTGCCGCGACGCAGATTACTCTGCGGCGCTCGGTGGCTCGAGACCACTCGAAAGGTACCAGCGGTTGATGAGTTGCTGCCACGTCGGAAATACCCCATCAGTAAGATACTCCTCTGGTACACACTCATGGAAAATCTCCATGAGTACCTTGCGTTTGTCCTCAAAAACATCCCTACCATACCAGAAATACTCAACACAGACGTCATGCAGAATCTTCGTGGCATGCTCCTCAGGGCCATCGCCCGAAGGGAGCCACGTAGTCATCATCTTGTCGAGCGTCGCGTGCTCGATAGGGCAGACGTAAGCTCCAAGCTCCTCCTCAAAACGCCACCTCCTCTTCAAAAAACTCGTCTGCGAAATGTGAAGGAAGGGCACTGTTTCAGACTCCTTGTCGGCCATGGTGTATTCCACCCCGTGTTTCTCAAGCATGTGCGAGAGAGACGTGTGGTTGAACCAATCAACGGCTGACCCAAAAATGTTGTCGTCGCCGTACGTCGCAAGGACCACGTTGGAACGGAAAGAATCAACTTCCTTTTCTGGGTTAAGCTCGTGATAGCAGTAACGCACATACAAGCAGTTAACAAGGCAGTTGATGATGACAGTCAATGGATGACCCGAAGGGTTACTTCCCATGAACTGAACCAGATCACCGGAGAAGAGACACCACGAGCACGACGTGTCATAAGCGAAACCCCACATGCGATTCACATCCTGAGGGGACATGCCACACTTCTCGCAGATGGTGATCAGGATGTAGAATGCGTGCACAATCAAGGCCGCACCCATCTTCTTATCGAACTTACCGTAATCTCCAGCCACCATGCGATCCTCTCCAAATTTTGTGAGGTGCTTGTACAAATCATCCCATTGGTTGCTCTGCGCCACCACTCCGGGCATCGACTCAAACAGGAACGGATTCTTCTGAATCACGCGGACAATCGGAAGAAAATACATCCTCTCAGCGAGACAGAAATCCAATGGTCCTCCGTTCATGATTCGCGATCTTTCCGACACAATCTTTCTGAAAGGGAGAGCTTCATCTTTGATGTGTGCAATGAAGATGGGCGAAAACAGCTCGTTGTTGTCGTATCGCTCAAAAAGTACCTCCATGCGTTCTTTAACCTCATCATTGACGTCGTGGGGTTCCTGCCAACAATCGTAAGCTGGTAATTTCTCCGTAACAGCCTTCTTGGTGCGCATCCAGGGGAAACCAGCACTCGACGAGCGGTTGATACTGTCAATGAACTTTCGGCCTGGAATGCCATTAATGGCAGATGCGAGATCAAGCGGGGCCTTCAACTCAGCCTTGTACTCATCAGGTAAACGAGCCATAACTTCTCCAACATAAGCGTCCGCACATTTTCGCAGAATTGAATCCTTGAATAAGTGGGTCTGCTCGATGACAGGAAGGAGGTTGTTACGCCAAACGCGGCGACCCTTCATCACGGGGGCTCCAGTGTTGACCTGGTAACCGCGCTTAACAGCGGCTGCGCGCATCAAAGTTGGACCGACGCTCGACTTGGGCTGCGCACGTGGCAAAGTGCTCTGACCATACACTCTCCCGACCCCGTGTCCGATGTATCTGAAAACAGACTTAGGATGCAGCGCAATGAGGCTTACGTTCTTGTCTTTACTCTGCAACAGTGGTGGAGAGGGCGAGAAAATCGGCAAAAAGAACTTCTTGGCGTTTTCAACGTCTGCCTTACGGATGCACGTGGCCATGCCGTCAGCCTTACCCGTGATGCCGGCAACGTGCAATCCAGCCACAACTGGACCTGAAGG